ACTGTTACCATATTTCATATTATGATGCAAAGAAGTATCAGGCACTGCAAGTCCGGTTGCATCTTGGCCTGATAGCGAATCAGTAAATTTATTCCATACTGCACTAGGAACTAGTTCGTTTGGATCGTTTTCTTTTAACAATAACCACTGCTTGTGAACTGGAATATCTAAGTCTTTGGTTCTGTAGTTAATTCTTAACACACTGTTGTCAGTTGAAATAAATCTTGCAACATTTGATAATAAGATGCTTGATGTAGATACTGGTGCGTACCAACTTAAACCTTGTGAAGTTGGATTTTTAAGTAAACGCTGAATTGACAGTGCTGATAGAGATCTTTGATCTGTCTCAGGTACTTCAGTTCTTGCTTTTACCCAGAAATAGTAAGTAGTTGTTTCAATACCTTGTCTATCAGTTTCTGTTTCAACTACATAGTTTGTTGTGTTTTTTACAGTACCATCTAAACTCCAACTGCTTGGTGCTTTTGTACTTTTTACCCATTCATAAACATCAACAGTTGATCCTGGGAACAACGATCCCCAATTTTTTAATCTGTATTCTTGGTCAAAGTTTTCATATTCAATATATCTCAGTGTGCTTAAATCCCACCACAGTTGACCCACTTGTTGTTCACCCCAAACATCTAAATCGTTTGCTGTTTTAATTGAAGTATTTGCTGTGTTGCTAAACACTGCTGGATCTGTTTTTCTAATATATGACAGTTCTCTTGTTGCAACACCTGGATAGATATTTTTAATTGGATCAAATACTTCCAAATCAACTTCATTTGTACCATCATAATCATTGTAAACTCTTGATTTGTTTAATAAAATTGAATTAACTTGATCGCTTTGTTTTCTTTTAGTGTTATTAAACAATGTTTGATCTGGTGTAGTTGCTGTGTAATCAACATCAGAATCGATAATCCAATAGTTTGAACCAATTGTGATATTTGATGAAACGTTGGCATTACTTGCCAAATTATCATATGCTGTTCTAACAGTTGCATTTGATGTCACAGTCATTGTGTACCATTTACCATCGCCGCCATTGTCTAAGAAAATTCTATCACCATCAACAAATGTTACATCAGAACAAACATTTGATACAAAGTCATTTACAGTTGCTGATAAATCACTGCCAACATTGCCTTGATCAATTCCGTTGTTTCTTGATGCTAATCTCACATCTTTCCATTTATATAAAGAATGTGTACCGCCTGAAAGATCATTTGCTGTAACTGACGTGTTAGATCCGTCAAGTTCTGAAATAGTGTACAATGCTTTTTTATAATTAACTGTTACAGTGGCATTACCAGTTGTTGCGTTTGTGGCGCTGAAACTTAATCTCAATGCTGTATTTGATCTATCAGTCAAGTTACTGTTAAATGATGTAACTGTAGCATTTGATGATAAACTTTGATTAGTCATTAACAAAGAAGTATTTGCTGTTGATCCTAAACTAAATGTTGGACCAGTTCCGTCAAAGGATTCGTTAATTGTAACTACAACATTTGAAACTGTATCACATTTTAATAAACTATCAGCAATGTCAATATTAGAATTCAATACAGTATCTTTAACTGCAATTTCTACATCAGCTCTTTCTGGGAATTGCAGTCTGTAACCGCTACCTCCATCTGTGATATATGCTTTATTAACTACTCCGCCCGATTGCTCTAGGACACCCACTGCAACTCCGGCATTGCCTGAAAAATGTATACTTGGGTTTTGATAACCTGTACCGCCAGCATTAATTTCTAAATCTAACAGTGCACCAAATGTTGAATCTCCATATTGCCCTGTGCTTCTTGCTGTAACTGTACAAGACCCTGTTGTTTGTGCGCCTGATGTACTGCCAGTAAAAATATCTGTACCAACCGGTGTTGCAGAATGTTCATTGATATGTAAAATTGTTGTAGTACCGTTGTTATAAGAATTCATAACTGTTGCACTAACACCACTAACACTGCCTGTTATTGTTTCACCTTTTGTAAAAGGTGTTGCACTGTTTACTAGTGTTGCATTAATTTGATATGTAGGATTACTTCCTTTAAATCTTAATACTGCACCAACACCTGATGAATCAACTCCACCGGTTTGTATCGATACTTCACCTGGTTCACCAAAGAAATTTGAACCTGCAGATATAACATCTACATTTGTTATACCACCTGAACCATCAATTGCAGTAACATTACCAGTTGCTGATGATCCACCTGATCCACTAATAGAAACTGTGTCTCCTACTGAATATCCTGACCCTGCTGTTGTTACAACAATTTCAACAATACTATCTGCAACATTACCAGCAACAACGTCAGCATCTGAACCACCTACATTTGCAAATTCAAAAGTTTTTGATACTGACTGATCTTGTAAATTTAATGTTAAAGTTTTATCACCATATGTGTCAGCAGTAATACTTCTGTTAGACACGTTTGATTTTTCTAAAATTAAATTAGTTGAATCGCCATGTGTAGTTAATAGTTTTGTTGATTCAGATAGTGTAACAGTGAATGGTTCAGTAGATGTTACTGATTCAATAGCTTGTGCTATTTCTGTAAATCTATAAACATTCCAATCTGCGGTATCATCTTTAGCTACCCAGACCAAATGTCCTTCTTCAATATTTCCTGATACATGATTATTTTTATAGTAATCATTCAAATCTGTTTTAGTAAACACCTTAGCATTAACATCGTTGTTATGTACATAACCTGCGGTTGGCATTTCAAATGTTTCTGTTCTAGATGCAAATAAATTTTCAGAGTCTTTGTTGCCACTTGGTTTTTTAACCCATCTTGTATTGTCGTCAACATCAATTGTTATGATATTATCTGTTTTAATATCAGTTGTAACTGTGTCGTCTTTCTTTGGTAAGAATTTTACAATTTGCGGATTTGTTTTAATTTCCTCATCGCCAAGTTTAACTTCAATTGACTGATTAATATCACTGCCACCAAAGTCGGCTAGTTTAATTGCATAATATTCATATATGCTAATATCTTGGTTATCAAGAACTGATTCACTTCTTAATAATCGATCAATTGCATTCCTTGTACCTTTTTGTTTTACAAAGCCTTGATAGAATCTAACTTGGTTTTCATCAATAATTTCTAAATTGTCTAAATGATCTCTTGACTGATATCCTATTGTGTGTAAACCAGCTTTGTTTAATTCGTCATTGTTTGTTGTTGAATCTACATCAAGATAAGTTTGTATGTCTTTTGCTGATGTGTCAAAGTTACTGACAATTCCTGTTTCAGTTATAAAGTGACCATTTGCTTCAAGTTTACCAATCCAGTCTTTAGACCTTAAAACAGTTTGCTTTAGTCTTGGTTGTCTAATTGCAAGAATTGGATCGTAAATAACATCACCAAATGCTGTTGTATTATCAAAAACCGTAACATGTTCTAATTCTCTAGTAAACAGATTTACAAAATATATAGGTTGATTATTGTCTGCGGTAATAGTAATTTTTCTTTCGTCTCTGATAACAGTTGTGTTAGCTGAATTAATTGGCATACCAGCTCTGTCTAATACAGCATAAGTGTTACCAATAACATCTTCGACGTTAGATACAATACCTTTAGTTGGTTGATATGAAACTTCATTAGCCAACGGAGACAATGTAAGAATAGAACCTTCTGCCCACTCGCCTAGACTCCAGAATAAAAATTCTTTAGCAGAATATAGCCAATCATATGTTTCTCTAATTCTGTTGTTTTGTACATCAAATATCCAACCTTGATTTTCTAAATATCTACCCCAGTTGATCATAAAATCAAATACATCTTGTTCTGTATTAAATTCAGTGCCGTACTCAATTACTTTGATTGAATCTTTTATTGTATTTCTGTAATACGTAACTTTTCTACCACCTTCGGTTGGTGCTTCTGCAACAGACTGATAGTTGCTTGGAGTAAACTTATCTCCTGTTGTATGATCTTTGACTGCTTTATAAATTTGTCCTTCATATTTGATATAGTCACCGCTAGTAATACTGTTACCAGGAGTGTATGCTGGAACTTCTACAGGTTTTGCACCAACTACTACTGGTGCTTTTAAACCATTGACGTCGCTTTCTGCTATATTAAAATAATTTGCGCCGGCGTCATATCCGTGTACTTTATAACCATTTTTAGTTTTTTCAACAATAACACCAGAATATGCAGTTTTGCCAACAGCTTCGCTTGAATGTACAAATGTAGAAACATTGTTATCTGGTAAGAAAATACTTGATGTTTCTGATGTTGGTGAATATGATTCAGCTTGTACTTTATACGAATCAAAATCAATATAAGATGCTTGTTTAATACCTAGTTGTGGATTAACATTTCTTACAATACCGCCATATAAATCTGTAATATTCTTGCTTTGTGTTATTAGTCTTTCAGCTACAAAATGGTTGTAACCATACCCAACAACAACTTTGTTATCTGTTGATATTTCGCTGTGAACATAAACATTGTTATTTGGTCTTTTGTTTGTTAGTTTTGAAAATTTTTGTTTTTTGTTTACAGTTGCATAGTCAACATTTAAAGTATCAAACATTGTTTCACAAAACTCAGCCGGTTTACTAACTAGTAAAACATTCATTAGTGCAAAATTATATGCACTATCAATGTTGAAAGCCAATTCAGCTGGACCTACGTCACCTAACTTCCAATCTTTTTTAGCTTCTTCTTTAGTTGGATCTACTGTAATCAATCCAATATCTTTTGGACTTTTAATATTTCCTTGTAAATCAACCGGAACATAATTAGAAAAATTATCATGTCTGTAAACATTTGATTTATCAGCATATTCGTTTCTTAAATTATTTCTTCTGTCACCTAATCTAATAATACCTTGTTCAATATCAGTAATTAAACTATTTCTTTTGTCAACATCAGTCCATGAATATGTGTCATCCCACCAAGTTGGTTTTATTGTAAACCCTAACATTTCCCATGGGTGTGTATGAGGTCTACTTGTACCATAAAACTTTTGTAGTATACCTCTCCAATGTCCTGGTGTAGGTTGATTTGAAATATTGCTAACAGAACTGTAGTTCCATGTTTTCCAATCTGAATCATTGTAAGTATTGTTTAGTCTTAATTCAACTTCGTTTTTAACTCCCCAATCATACACATGAGATCTCATTGATTGAACATATTCTTCATAACTGTAATCTTTTTTGTTAAAGTAGTTTCCAAATACAGTTTGATATGTTAATTCAGGAACATAATCAGGATCTATAAATTTAACTTCAATATCGTTGTAAATTCTTTTTTCTAATTCAAGTAAAGCAGTATCTCTATAGTTGTTATATTTTAATGTTAAAGATCCATCATGCCCTTGAATAAACGTTTGACTTCCTGATGAATATGATGAATCAGTAACTTCTTGAGGAATGAATGTTTGTGTCATACCCAGTTTGGCTGTTGTTGCTGGAATCCATACTGGTTGCTTTGAATCAAAATAATCAACATGAATTTTATCACCAATCACTGGTTTGTTTGCGCCAACAAACACTATTTTAGTGCCTGCTGAATTATCAATAACATAATCAACATTCATTAATTGTATGTCATTGTTTTTATAAACATATAATGATTTTGTATCTTTATCCGACACTGGATTATAACTGACAGATAATTCTAGACCAGGTGCACCAACAAGATTTAAAACTTCTTGATAGTTTTGTGTCATTGATTGTGTATCATTGTTCCATGTTTTATTAGAAGCTGTTATTGATATTGTTGTACGTTCACCAGTATTACCGTAACACATCATTAAACTGTAAGCCCAGTTATCTGCTAGTCTTTTATTGGTGTTCATTTTTGTCAAAGTAGCATCAACCAGTTGTTTACCTGTCCAACTGTTAGTATCATTTTCTGCATAAACTTTATCTAGTGTTTGAAGAAATTTGTTTTTAAATCTAATGTATTCGCTTTGTGTATATCTAACAGATTTAACTATATTTCTATTATCAGAATTAACATGTGTCATAAATTTCAGCATTGGTGCATCATGCTGTAAAATTTCTGTTGACAGATTTAAATCTTTTTTAGTATCTCTGTACGTATTATTACCTAACGCAAGACCAGTAAGGTTGGCTTGATTTTGCACACCAGAAGAAAAATGATCTAGTAAATTACTGTAACTATAACTTGCAACATCTTTATTCTGTGCATTGTTAGATAAGTTTTTTGGTATTTCATAATAAGCAGTTTGTAAAATTGTGTCAACATCATTTGTATCATATTTGATTAAAACATGTTGATGGTTATTCAAATCTTTTGTAAATTTAATAAATTCACCATATTCAATTATGTAATCAGAAGATAGTTTGTTGTCAACATACACTTGCACTGACTGATCACTGGCAACAATTACATCAAGTTTAAAATTGTTTTTTATTGAATATTCATCAGTTTCAAATTCTTGAACTAATTTTTGTTTTGATTTGTTTTCAACAGCTCGCCATTCATTGTAGTAGTTTACTTCAGTTTTCTCAGCAACTGTTGTGTATGGATTATCAAGTAATGTTATTTTTCCTCCCATTCCAGAATGTATATTACAAAAATAATATAATGTATCTGGCATAGACGATGTTGGTTCAAACTCGATATATCTTGAAGTTGCTGAATTAAATTCAGCAGATTTAAACACTGTTTCAGTTACTTCGTTGTCGTTAAGATAATACTTTATTCCGGTATTAAAAACACTACCACTGTTGTGTGTACCATCGTTGGTAGAACTTAATAATACTGGATGATATGTTTTTGAAAATCCTTTTGATGTAAATGAACTGTCATTCATTAACAATCTATAAGCATTTCCTCTAACAACTGTCAATGTTTGTTGTTTAGTATCTTCTACGTAGATTTTATTTGCTGTTGAAACATAATCTGGATTTACTGTGAAATCAAAATCGATTGTATCTTTTAAAATATTTTTATAATCAAAATGTTTGTAATATTTAAAGCCTGTTAAAGTAGTATCAGAATTTAAAAAGTTTTCAAATTGATAGTTACTCACGGAATTATAACTATCGTAGTAAGGTGCAAATCCTAAAACAGAATCTGCTGTGCCTGTACCTGATTTATATCCAAAGATTTTATTACCACCAAAGTTTTTGGAGCCATATGTGGTTGTATCATCAAGTGAAATACCTTTGCTATCATATAAAGCAAACAACGGAGCTTGATTGATTCCTGTTTTTTGCTGTGACAATTTCCACTCGTATCCACTCCAATAGTATTCTTTACCAGCATTTGCGGCACCCAGTTTAACTGTTACTAGACTGTTATCGTCAATAGTGATACCAGTGACTTTAGTAAGTGTTATAGATGTACCAACACCTGAAACTTGCCATATTGAACTTGAAACATTAAAATCAGTTCCAGTAATATCCCAACCAATATCACTAGTTCCATCTAAATCTACATCATGGTCCCATGGATAATCATCACCTGACCATTCAGTTAATGTTGTTTCAAAATTTGAATTAACAAACAGAATTTTCATTCCGTCACGCAATTCAATATCATCTATTCTGTAACTTGATTCTCCAGAAATGTCATCAATGGTATCGGTTAAAGATAACACATCAACTGTTTGCACATGACTTTCGCCATAATTAAACAATTTAATATCTTTAACAAATTCAAGAATTGGTCTTCTACCTTTTCTATCAACATCTAACTGAAAAATAGAAGGTTGAAATTCAGTAGTACTATCCCAATAGCCATCGTCCCATCCGCTTATTGCAGAAGTTACACTATCAAATGGATGAAAAACTGTAACTTCTTTTTGAAAGTTTTTGTATGCTGTGATAACATCTTTATGTACCCAGCCGTTTGTTCGAGACCATGGATTTTTATCTTTACAGCCCCTTTCAATTGTAATGTAATCAGGATTTTCAATTGATGGTACTGTGTCCCATCTTGTTGAATCAAATCCTTCTGTTGTAGATGAAGTACCTTGATTTTCTGATGGATCCCATGGTAAAAACTCTTCGTCTAAAAATAATTCTGTTTCGTCACTTGTTTCAACAAACTCAATACCGTTGTTGCTGTTTATACCTTCTACAAAGTATCTTTTGTCTTGATAATCTGAGTTAGCAAGATAATTAGTTGAAAACTCAATTAGTAAGCCTGAAGTGAATGTGACTCCGTTAGGTGATGTGTAAGTTTTTAATCCAATTAAGTTATCAGGATCAATTTTATGTAATACTGAAACAGTATCACCAGCAGATAAAGTAGGACTGCTAATAGTTAAAGTTAAACCTGTAGACGTATAAGTTGAAATAGATGTACCATTGACTTTAACTTCGTCGTCACTTGACATTTTGTAATCTAATGTAAAGTTTGTTTGTCCTGCTGTAGCTGTAAACGATTCAGTTGTGCCTGACACAACAACACTTGGCACACCAGCATCAAGGCTCGGATACCAATAATAGTTTTCGTAATTTAAAAATTTATCATAATCAATTGGCGGAGAATATGTATAATATTTTTGACCAAACAATCTGTTTTGATTATTAATTTTACCATTTTCATTTTCAACATAGTCTAATGCTTCGTTAAAAAATATTGAATCAGTTGTTAAAAGACTTTCAGGATTTTTTAAAGTAGCTGTAGTTTCTAGTTGATAATTTGTTCTAAGATTATTACTTTCTTGTTTGTAATTATCTTTGAATGGGTTATAATATGTGCCATACTTTCTACCAATCCATTCAGTAACTCTTTCATTATCGGCTCTTGAAAACGCCTGTTCTACAGTTCCATCAAAAAAGTTTTTCAGTTTTGGGTTCTGTAAAAACTCTGGTAATTTTGAACTTACCTTAGCCATTTATTAGTAACTCCCACTGCTAATATCCGTTGAAGACGGATTCAAATTATTTCCTGTTAATCCAGTTACAATCTCAACGTCATCAACTGATGCTGTTGGAAAGAAAAGTTCATTTGGTTCTGCTTTAATTTGAAATAAATTACCAAACTTTGATTCACTGTCTTTTGGCACAATTACCACTGATGAAATTTGTGATGATAATTGAGTGTGAATAAATGTTGACAATTCAGTAAAGAAGAAAGTGTCTCCAAAATCCCAATTAGAAATATTAAAATATTCATTAATAGAATTAATCACGCCTGTTTTAATTTGATTGTCTGTAAACGTTGCTCCTGGTATTTTAACAATTCTAAATGTTGCTTGGTTTGCCACATTAGCTGTTTTACCAAACAATAATTTAAATTTAGCTGGAGAGTAAACTATTTGATCACCAATTGTTTTATATTTTTCAAGCTCCGAAAGTGATTCTTTTAACTCAGTTGCAGTTGGCTGTTTTGGTAATTGTGTAACAGCTTTGTTAGCCGCAAACCAGTTTTGAATATTTGTATAATAAGTTGTTTGCAAAATAATCATTTCAATAATATTTGAAACACTTGGATCTACTCTTTGTGATCTTGGTGCAGAATGTTTATATTGAAAATAAAATGGTTCAGATGTTGTAGCAGTTCTACCTAAGTATGCTTTATATATTGTACTTCCAGACACACCATATCTTTTAGTATACTGATTAGACGTTCCGTTAGTCAGTTTAGTATTATTCATATAAAACTGTTGATCTGTTGTTAAAAATTCTAATCCAGAACCGGTTAGTGAATTTACTTGTGTTACATTTTTATTAATCTTGTAATAGGTATAACCATTGTAATCGCTGTAACTATTAAAGAACACATAGTTACTATCATCAATCAATAATTCATGACCGATTGGATTGTCTGGCATACCGTCACTGTCAGAATCATAATTTGTAATTTTAACTTTTTTTGTATCAACATAACCATCTTGTTCTACAAACTCTTCAGACAATTCAAAAGTAACAGGACTTGTTAATTTTGTTGTGCTTGAAGGATCAGATAGTACATCTACATCTTTGTTTATATCAAGAATTTTGATTGTGTCTTTGATTGCTTTTCCTGTTTGTGTGCTGATATTTTTATATTTGTCAACATAAAAGAATCTCACTTCGTCGTCGCTTTCAAAAACATATTCTAATCCACGCACTGTGAAAACATATTTTGCCGAGCTGGCAGTATCTGATGCTGGAACATATGATGCTCTAATTAACCAAGATGCATCTTCACCCAATGAAGTGTAACCACCATGTGATTGATTGTACTGCACTGTAAAGTCTGCAGAAGTATCAATATAGTCTTCACCAATGACATACCATTTGTTTGAAGTTGTTGATAAATCTCTGTAATGATAACCTATTCCAAAATCTAAGCCTGACTCCATTTGTGCTTGTATCAATGCTTTTTCATCATTTGTAAGTGTTGTTCTAAAAGCTGGAAGAACTTTTCTAACTTTAAGGCCAGCTGTTATCTCTTCATCAAGTGTTATTGATCCAGAAGTTTCAGATGACAATATTGATCCATCATTACTAACAGAAACAACAGTGGCCCATTTGATTGTAGTAGGGTTGGAATAATCATTTACAAATTCTAATTTTGCACCTGGTCTAATAAAAGCAAGTTTTTCGTCTGAGTTTACTGGATTGTTAAACACTGTAATCAGTTGTGCTGAATTTGGTCTACCATTTGCTAATATTGGTGCATTACCAATATAAAAGAAACCAACACTTGACGAACCTGTTTGTGGAAACGGTTGCCAATGAACTCTGTTAACAGATGTTTGATCCATTTCAAACTGATCTGTGTCGTGATCAGTTTCTACTGCTTTTTTATATGTGTCAAAGTAAAAATTCTTTAATTGTGTTTTTTTCAACAATGGCTCTAACACACTGTTAACAATATAACTGTAACTAGATGAATCTGAAATGATACCAGTTACTTCCTCTGTTGCAAGAGTAAAGTTTGGATTTTTATATAAAATTCCGTCTTCGCCAAACACATTAACATTTTTTACAGTTCCAGTTGGATCGTTTGTATCAAGATATCTTGAATGCCCTATGTGTGTTCTATTAATAGTTTTAATCTTTTGTATTGTTTGAGATTGTGTTAACGGAAACACTGCATAGTCTTCAGCATTAACCATACGATCTTGTGTGTAAAATGCCACTGGTGCATTGTTTTTAATATTTGTATTTGTTTCAGTATCAGAAGAATTAGCAACAGTGTATGTTAGTGTTAAACTTAAAGTTGCTTGATATTCTTGGCCTTCTTTGTTAAGATATGTAACAGTAATATCTTTATCTTGAATTCTATTTGCTCTTAAAACTTGTCCTTTACCAGTACTTCTTCTATACCATACTCTAAAGTTTCCTTTTGGTGCAGTACCAAAATTGCCATCTGCAAAAAGTATTTTAACTTTGTCATTGTTCTCTGATTGTACGTTAAAAATATTTCTTTCTGACAATGCAAGTGAATTATAAATTGTATTTTGTCCAAAAAGCGATGGAACTTTTTTCCACTTTTCAATTGGTACACCTGATGCAGTTACCTTTTGTACCCAAACATCTAAATCGTTGATGTTAGTTTTATCAACTGACCATGTTCTGTTTGGCAAAGGATTTGCATAAAATTGATCTTCATACTCAAGTTCGCCTTGTTTAAAATAAACAAAAAATCCTGTATCGCTTGATCCAAATCCTTGATTGTTGTTTCTATAAATCATAGTGAATGCATCAGTTTGGTCTGGTGCTCGTTCTTCAAGATAGTTGTCACTATTGATTGATGCTTTCACAACATCTATTTTAGTATTGACTCCATCAATGTCAACAGATATAGGTTTTACTACACTTGTATCTGTTTGAGAGTTTACATTGTAAATTTCAGTTGCAACTCCACCTACTGTGTTTTTTGAAGTTGGATTACCAAATTGGTTAGTTGAATTAAACATTGAATTACAAATTGTTAACCATTGATCATACCAGTCTGCATTTGTTGGATCATTCCATGTGATTGAAGTATTTGAAATTTCATTACCGTTTGAATCCTCTAATGGTTCAGTTGTTTGAACTTTTGTGATTTTTAAAATACCTCTAGCCGGAACATTTCTTTTTGTTCTGTAGTTGATTAGTTTTGCTAATCTAATAATTGAATCTCTTCGTTCTGCTGTGTCTAAAAAGTTTTCTCTTGAATTTAAATCTGTTCTGAAGGCAATACTTTGTCCAAGAAATGCAACAAGATCAATGATAGCAATAAATTCACTTGACTGAATATAGTCGTTAAAATCTTCTGGGTAATTTACAGAAATGTAATTGAGCATAGTTGATCTAATTGAATCATAATCATATGCTGTAAAATTTGCCTGCGAGAAAGTTCTATAGACTGTTTGCCAATCTTCTGCCGCAAATAAATTATTTTGTCTAACTATCTGACTCATTATAATGTTTCTCTTTCAAAATCTAATTGCATTGTTGCTTGTTTGTTAAACGGCAATACATTAATACTGATATCAATTCTTACACCATTACCTAATGAGTCTAGCTGAATATCTAATAATTCACATCTTGGATCTGAATTAATTATTCTAGTGCAGTCTTCAATTAAATCTTCTTCTGCACTTTCATCAAGAGGTTCATAAAGCATGTCCCAAACAATAGATCCAAATTCTGGTTCCATAACTCTTTCACCTTTTCTGGTGTAAAAGTGATTGATAAGATCTTGCTTTACTACATCAACATCGTATAGCATGTTACTCTTGTTTCCGCTACTCGTTGAAAACCCTTTGTAGATTTGATTAAATCCACTATTTTCACTGCTGTTTGCAGTATTAGTAGTCATTGATGTTGAACTCGAGTATGCCATTTTCTATCCTTGTTAATATTTATTGCTGTGATTAACTGCTAACTTAATTATGCTTGACATTTGTCTATAAATAAGTTACATATTAACATATACTATTTAACCTATGAAAAAATACGACCAATTTACCGCTGAAGATCGAGTTGACGTTTTGCTCAATAATGAAGATATACATTACCTTAATGGCGAACTGACTGAAGAAAACATTAGTCGAGCTATCAAATGGATCATTGCCTGTAACATTAATAAAAAACCAAAACGTACTTTAAAATTATACGTTAACACAGTTGGCGGTGACCTGTATGAAACTTTTGCTTTAATTGATGTTATGAGAAACAGTTATCATCATATTTCAACTATTGGCATAGGTGCTGTAATGAGTGCAGGCTTTTTAATTTTTGCAAGTGGTAAACATGGGGAAAGATATATAGGTAAAAATACAGGTATAATGAATCATCAACATTCAGATGCAATGGAATCTAAAATGCATGATATGAGAAGTGCTATGAAAGAAAATGTT